GCCCTGATATTCACCAGGCCGATCACATGGCCGTGCTCAGTGAACGCACGAGAAAATCCATGACCGCGCGCCAGGTTCGTGCCGATCCCGGCGAGCGTACCGAGGGGCGTAGCGCCCCCCGTAACCCCCGTCTGCGTTTGCTGAGCAATCGGACTGATATTCACGTCCGAAATGCCACCGCCGAGAAACTCCGGCCGCTGCAAACGCGCATCAGGCGAGATCACGCCAAAGTGAGAGCGGACGATCTCGGTATACCGAGTACCGCCGCGAGCATCGCGCTCAAGGAGACGCTGTATCTGAAAAGACTGACGCAACGCGTTAATCGTCGTTGCTGTTGCGGTCGACAGATCCGCATACAAATTCGCAGGGTAAGTGCCCTGCGTAGGGGTACCCGCCGCCGTCGAGTTGGGGCCTATGGCCCCTGCGGCAGTAGACGACCACTGAAACGGATTATTCGGAATGGCACCAGACGTCGACACCTGCATAATCATCGCGTTCTGAGCGCCAGTCACACCCGCCGTCAGAGTCGTCTTCACAAGAGCCGACCCCGTTAAGGGGAGAGAAACCGCGGACCCCTTCTGAGTGAACGGCAAACACGACGTGAAATAGTCGTGCGCCTTCGCCCGCGGATACAAATTCTGATACCCAGACTGGGTATCAGGCCCGTCGTTCGTGTTAATCGTGGCGGAATTGATCAGGTTCTCATCCCGGAACCACTGGTTATAAATCAGGTTCAACGCACGAAAGGGCAAAGCACTAACACTAATCGTGTTAGCACCCAGGTTAGGAGTGCAAGGCAAACCAAAGTAGTCGTAGTTCGACAAGCGAGCGAACCCGCCCGCAGGGGAAACCACCTGCGGCACAACATAAGAAATAGAATCAGCAGGGTTATCCTGCTCACCCATAAACCGTTGCCAGTTAGTCCAAACCAGCCGGTTCGGCACGAAAAAAAAGAAGCTCTCCAACTTCATGTTGTCCATGAGTGGGTAGATCGCGGTAGCCATCCGCGAAAAAGCCGTCATTCGCAAATTCAGCGAATCGCCCGGCAGAATCTCCTGCAAGTACACCGGAATCAAATACCCGGCCGAAAACGTCGTCTTATGCGACGTCTGCATACGAAACGAAGAACGGGGAATGTCAGCGCGCGGGATCATCGCAAAATCATGCGCGCTAACGGACGGATTACGGTGCATCGAAATCACTCCTTCCAAGTAGTTGAAACGTCTTTGGCACGGACCAGAACCTCGGGGATGTCGTAATCCATAACGACCACGCCCCGCTCGGTGTCGTAATGACCCAGGTCGTACAGATCAAAATCGTCCGGATGCCGATACATCAAATTGTCCTCGGCAGCCCGATTCACCTCGTCAGAAAACTGCCGAATCGCCTGTTGGCGATGCTGCAAAAAGAACGGGGCACCAAACGAATCAGTCGCTCGATCCTTCACGGCAAACATGTACAAATGCATCATTGTTTCCTCTTATCGTTGAATGACAAACGCGCCTTAGTTACCTGCTCGCGAACTGCGAGCCTCTCAATCGTGCAGTCATCTTTGAACTGCTCCGAATTCACATATCGATCAAACTCCTTATCAGTAGAAAGCAGAGGATCACGAGACTCCAACAGAGTGTCGTAATAGCGAGGAGAAGGAAGAACCTTCCCGTTGACGACGCAACCATCGCGCGCGAGATACACATCGCGCCAAAAGCGATCAAACCAAGGACGGCCAATCCCAGGCTTAAGAGACATGTGACCGAATTCCGGCACAACATCGATTACCTCGCCGGTCGACAAGTCAACACGCTCGTAATGCTCCTTAGCCATTGGCCCTGTGATCTTCTTGTGCGCGTAACGCGCCACATAGCCGGCAGACTGAAACGTAACGTCACCAAACGACGACATGCCGGCAGGCCACAGCTTAGACAACTCGTTAGACTCGTACAGCTCGTCGCCGATCGTACGATCGCGAGCGAACGTGACACCGAACAACAGCGCGTGAAAATGAGCGCGTCCGAACTTGTCACCGTACTCCCCACAACAGAAGAACCTGACCTTACCTCGCGCCTTGCGCAGCCTGCGCATGAACAACTGAAAATCCTTGTAGTTCAGCGACGGCGCGAAGTGCTCATCGTCGTACGTAAGCGTGATGAACGAATTGGCTTCGTGCATCTGCGCTTCGTGAATACAGCGAATAGCCCAGCTTCTAGAACGGACGAGCCGACAACCAATACATCGACCACAAGGAAGAGAAAGCTCGCGAGACAGACCGTCACGCTCAGAAAAAACAATGTCTCCACTTACGGTCTGAAACGCGCGCAGAGGATGAAAACACGCCACATGGATCACTCCCGTCCCCCTCAAGGGGGGACTCAGCATGGTTTACAAATGGGAAAGAGGGGGGACTACAAACGCCAGCCGCCGCGCATGGGCCGCTGACGCATATTTTTCGGATGGGTCTTGGCGACCTTGTGGCGAAAAGACTTCGCCGACTTGTGCTTGGAAACACCGTGCCGAGAGACTGGACGCATGAAGAAAACTCCTATCGAAAAAAAAAGGGGCCGGCCCAACAGGCGCGACCCCTTTATAACCCCAAAAAGGTGGTCCGAGGACCACCTAGCACACTTGAGATCGAGAGCAACAAGTGTGCCAACTAGGTCGAAGGCGGCAAATCCGCCACCGGAACGACCTCGATGGGCTTTGGCTTCGCCAGCCCCAAATCCCGCAACGCGTCGATATTGTCAGGATTCGACGCAAAGCGGAAAAACAGACCCGGGTCGTTATCAAACTCCGCCCGGATCTCAGCGGGAATGGACATGAATTCCCGCTCACCTTCCAGAATCGCCAACTGGGCGGAATGGAAGTCAAACACGTCGTCGTAATCGGCATACGACGGCAAATGCAACGCCTCCGGCAGCTTGCCCGTCAAACCGAACCGACGGACGATCACGTTGATGTCAGCATCAACAGAATCAGCTTGGACCGTCCGGGACGGATCCTCGCAAACCAAACCAGCAGCGTCCGAACGCTTCTTGAAGTCGTAGATCAACTCGTTTCCATCAGACATGAAATCACCTCTTGTTAAGAATCTCGCCGGTCGACGTATCGACCTTCCAACGACCAATCCGTTTAACCGACGACCTGGTCATCGGTTTAACCGCTTTACCCAGGACACCAGACGTCCTGAGCGAGCCTATGGCCTTGCCAATCATGCCACCCGCACCCAGGGATGCGGCAGACGTGAAAGTCGGCCCCAAAGCCTCCATATACGCCGCAACGGTCCCGGCGAAGCCGGTCCACACCTCCGCGCGCTTCCGCGCCGCGGGCAGACCCAACGCAGCCTTCTCAGACTCCGACTTGGCTTTCGCCACGGTCCAAGGGATCAGCTGCGCCAACTGCTCCGCGTCCAGCTCCAGCAAACCATTCTCAAGAGTCGCCTTGGCCGCCTCAACTTCCTTCAGATCGGTGTCTGCACCTATGTTGTCCACCACAGCCGCCAACTTGGCCGCCTCGGCCGGAATAATCTGCGACGTGTTCGCTTCCAGGTTCGCCGTCTGCGCGTTCTTGTTACGAACTTCAGCGTCGACCTGGAGCTTCTGCAGAAACAACTGCGACGCCGACGCGGCCGAGCTCGCGACATGCTGGCCGGCACCCGCCGCCACCGACTCCACTCGAGCTGGAGACACATTGGGGACTTGCGCCCCCTGGCCTTCGCCAACCCCCAACAGCGGGTTCACACC